TGTGTATGGCAACTTTGGTCGGTAAGGTGCATGGAATGCCATTCATCGCCGGACATCATTTAGCTGGTCGTGGTCTGAAGGGAGCTGCTGGTGTTATCACCAGAGATGCTCTCAAGCAGACTATTAAAAAGTTGGATATGAGACCAGGAATTCTGGTTTCGCATTCAGCCGCACCCATTGAGACTACGAGTATGGGGATCGAATTTGGTCCATTACGTGCTCCGCATGACAAATGCCTCACGAGGGAATTACCTCTTGATGCGAAAATTAAAGTCATCGGTGCGCATAATGGATCCGCTCGATCAACTGCTACTAGTGCTGTTGTCACTTCTGTTATTTCACCTATCGTTAAGAAGGTGATGAAGATTGACAAGAAGCATGATAAGCCTAAAGAGATGGGTGCTCTTAGGCATAAATCATTGGATATGAGTGGAAAGGTTGATACCGCCACTGAATTCGATTCCATATTGTTGCAAAAGGCTGTGATTGATTATGAAACACGCCTGGCATCCATTCCTGAGAAGGAATTGGCCAAACTTGGAAAGATTAGCGATGATGTTAATCTTGCTGGTTTGGATGGAGTCTTGGGTCTTAATGCCATGAATTTTTCGACTTCGATCGGATTTCCTGGCAAAGGACCCAAAACGCAATATGTGGATAAGTCTGATCGTAACGTGGACGGGATTACCTGTCCCCGTGATGTCGATCCGATGATTCTGGAGGAAATTGAGAAGATGGAAAAGCAATTGTTGGCTGGAAAGTCAATTAATGCTGTTTTCAAAGCTTCTTTGAAAGATGAACCTACCAAAATGACCAAAGATAAAGTTCGCGTATTTGCTGCTGCAAATATGCCCTTTGTCATGTTGGTTCGTAAGTATTTTCTTACTCTTGCTGCTTTGGTGCAGCGGAATAAAATTATTACTGAGTGTGCTGTTGGAACTATTGTCCAGTCCCCTGAGTGGACGGAATTGTTTCAGCACATCGGCAAACACGGCTGGGACCGTGCCATTGCTGGTGATTACGCAAAGTTTGATGGACGTATGAGTCCTCAGTTTATGCTTGCTGCTTTTAAACTTTTAATTAAGTTAGCACAGAAGAGTGGGAATTATGATGATTCCGATTTGATTATCATGCGTGGCATTGCCACTGAAATTTCTTATCCCACTTACGATTATTTTGGAACTTTGGTTCAATTTATGGGATCCAACCCGTCTGGACATCCTTTGACTGTAGTTATCAATAGTCTCGTGAATTCTTTGTATTTACGTTACTGTTGGTATGCTATTGCGCAGGAGAAAAGATGGTGGAGGACACCCGTTTTTGGAGATAAAGTCTCCGCTATGACTTATGGTGATGATAATATCATGACCGTAGCAGAAGGTTATGATGAGTTTAACCATACTGCTATTGCTGAGCAATTAGCCAAAGTGAGCATTAAGTATACTATGGCTGATAAGGATGCTGAGTCAGTTCCTTTTATTCCTCTCCACACTGCTTCATTTTTGAAGCATTATGCTGTGTGGGATGATGAATTAGGATTATATCGTTCTCCTGTTGAGGAGGATTCGATTGCTAAGATGTTACATGCACACTTGAAGTCCAAGGTTTTGACTATGGAACAATCAAGTGCTGAAGCAATTCAGAATGTAGCATTGAAGTATTTCGAATTTGGCCGAGAGGTCTATACGCAGCGAAAGTTGCAGCTCGAAGAAGTCGCACATGCCTCTGGAATTCAGGGGTATGTGGGACCGATTATGAGCTATGACGATCGTCTAGCGTGGTATCGTGAGAAGTTCGACATGTAAGTCGACTTCTCCAGCCCGTCCTGGGGGCTTTATACCTTGGACCACCGTCACCATACGTTGGATAAGCTAAAAATGGTAACTCACATTTGATTAACGCACAGACGTTTAGGTTCTGCATTACCTACGCCCTGTGGACAGCTATGTGGGTTGTCTTATTGATATCCTTATTTAGGGATGGGGTGACGCCCGTCAAAATAGCACTGTTATGTATAGAATGATGTACCTTGCATAATAATTACATAAATTACATTACTACCACAAATTTATTACCTTTATTTGAAGCCGCCGCGGCTGTAAACACGGGAGATGTAATGGATATCTCTAAAATCCATACAATCGAGTCTTTTGATGAGCTCGATGTGGTCCAAGACCTCAAAGCGCGCAATCGTGAATTGCGCGAAAAATTATCAAAGAAATACCGCCATGTCAAGCAATTGGAAAAGCGGATTGAACAACTTGAAGCCATGGTCATGATTTCGCAATCAGGAGTTATGGGTGATGATCAACCTCCGGTGGGAACCGCTGAGAATGAATTATCACCTATGACTACTGAGCAGATTACTGCTTTTGCGGATCAGGATGCTGGTTGGGTTACCGAAAAGGTTGGTGTCTATGAACCTACTATGGATCTAGCCACCAATACCGACAGTGAGTTGGGGAATTTTCTCCAACGTCCGTTGCGTGTCTCGGCGCAAACGTGGCTTGTCGGTCAGCCTTATTTTGATAAATTCAACCCTTGGCAAGCTTTTTGTGAGAATACTTATGTTCGTGATAAAATCAAGAACTATGAGCTCTTACGTATGAAGCTAAATGTTAAGATTGTTATTTCAGGCACTAAGTTTCATTACGGACGTGCTCTGACATCTTACAACCCTTACACTAAGGGAGACCAGGTTACAGTTGATCGAAATTTTATCACTCAGGATTTGATCCAGGCATCTCAGAAGCCTCATTTTTTCTTGAACCCTACCACGAATAGTGGAGGAGAATTGGCTTTGCCATTCTTCTGGGACAAGAATTATTTGAGTATTCCTGATGCTGATTGGAGTGATATGGGAGAAATTGTAGTCAGTTCATTTGGTAATCTTCTTCATGCAAATGGAGGAGATGATCCTGTGACTGTTACTACTTATGTTTGGGCAACCGATGTTGTTCTTACTATTCCTACTTCGTCTGATCCCCCACTTTCGTCACAAAGTGGGCGGAGATCGAAGAAGGATGAAAAGAATAATATTGCGTCGCCTGACGAATATGGTTCTGGAATTATATCCAAACCGGCGTCAGCGATTGCAAAAGCAGCGGGTGCTTTGACTAATCTCCCGATTATTGGACCTTATATGACAGCAACCCAAATTGGGTCAAATGCTGTCAGTAAGGTTGCACAGTTATTTGGTTATAGCCGACCTAATGTCATCACAGACATTGCTCAGTATAAACCGACGCCTACAGGAAATTTAGCCAATATTGATGCTGCTGATGCAGCTTTGAAATTGACTTTAGATTCTAAGGCAGAAGTAACTGTGGATTCAAGAACAGTTGGATTAGATGGATGTGACGAGATGGGAATTCTTGATTATGTTAAGAGAGAATCCTATCTTACGCAATTTGCGTGGTCACCTTCTGATTCAGTTGATGATTTGCTTTGGAATACTCGTGTATTACCTATGCAACTCGACAACGTAGGTGGGGAGATTCATATGACGCCTTTGGCACATATGGCTACTGCTTTTGAGCAGTGGCAAGGATCTCTTAAGTTTCGATTTCAAATCGTCAAGAGCGACTTTCACAAAGGTCGTATTCTTGTCAGATGGGATCCAAACCAATTTACGTCGTCGATTGAATATAACACGAATTATTCCCGAGTTATCGACATTGCCGAAACAGATGATTTCGAAATTGTTGTTGGTTGGGGTCAATCTACACCCTGGAAAGAGTGTGGAACCCCCTATTCAACAGGATCGAATTTCTCCGATTCATCCAGACTTTTACAAGATACTAGTCAGGGTAACGGCATTTTGGAATTGGCGGTGCTTAACGAACTTGTTTCGCCAAGCATTGACTCACCAATTTCCATTAATGTATTTGTTTCAGCGTGCGACGATTTTAAACTCGCAGCTCCTACTAATGGTAAGTTTAATAATTTCCATTTGTTTCCCCAAACTCTTAATGCTCAGTCTAGTATTGAGTATTTGGAGGAGGAGGAGGAACCGTTGGAGTCACAGAGTAGTGCACCTAATACTGAAACTGGTGATACTACTCAGAGTGATAAACCGACTGCTTCCGGAGAACTGATGCAAATTGCTAGTAAAGGAGATCAATCAGATAACACATATCTGGTTTACTATGGTGATCCACCATGTTCCATTAGGGAATTGTGTAAACGTTACACGTTTACTCGTTTCTGGAACCCTTCACAAGCAGCTGAGGATACTGTTCGATTGAATAGTGTTAGGAATAAGAATATGCCTTATTATACGGGATATGATCCCAGGGGAGTTGATCTCGCTGCCGATGGCTTTACGCCATTGACTGTGGGACCCACACCATACGTATCATGGTTTACACCAGCTTATGCTGGTTTCCGTGGTGCTATGCGAAGAAAGTTTTTCTTTTCCGCATTTAACACTACCCAATCACCTTATGTTCTTAGAACAGGATTTTCCAATAGTGGAAATGGTATTTTCAATTTCTCATTCTTCTCGTTGGCTGAAACGAGACAGACTATTCAGAAATACCTTACTTCACGGTTTGGAAATTCCACTGGTGCTGGTATTGCTGCTACCAACTTGACGATTAATAATACAATCGAAGCTGAGCTTCCGTATTATTACCCGCAAAGGTTTTCAGCAGCCAGAACTATCGAGGCACAAGACCTTGATTGCAACTCACACGTTGTCAGGACTACTGATGTATTGATTAATACAACTGGTCCCCAGCCAGAACGTTTGGGCACTGTCTATCAAGAGCATGTTGCTGTGGGAGAGGATTTCAGCCTCTTCTTCTTTACTGGAGTACCCATTTATTATGAGTACTCCCTCACTGAAGCTTCTTAGAGGCTTTTGTGTAAACTTTATAATATTTATAAAAATTCACTTGATTTTGTAAGAGATCGATCGAGTGTCTTATCTTAGATCTCGTTAATGCCCATGCAACTATCTAAAACTAGGTATGGACATAATCGTACGAGCGACCCGTACGTCATGTGCTTGCGCACATAGGAGACAATCTCGGCTTTTTAAGAAGCCACTTGGTATTTTACCTCGAGATTTGTCTCGAGGCTTTTAGCTAGGTGGCAACTTTAAGAGTCAGATTGCCTCGCCTGTATATTATGGTCGAATGGTTTTTTATTCTACGTTCTTTTTAGAAGTTTTTTAACTACCATTTTGCAGTGATATACAGTAGTTTCGTATAGTAATATACGAGGCGAGGTCTTCTCTGCAAAATGGTAGTTAAAAAACTTCTAAAAAGAACGTAGAATAAAAAA